TGGCCGAGTTATCATATTAAGAAACATTTTGGAGTTGAAGAATGACTGAACGAATTCAAGGATTGGATCTAACATGACCCTGACCACAGCACTGGCTATTGTTTGGCTTCACTTTGTGGCTGACTTTGTGATGCAGAGTGACCGTGTGGCCCTGAATAAGAGCCGTAATAGTGTGATACTGTTATGGCATGTGCTATTGTATGGATTGTTCTTTGTGCCGTTTGGTTTGATGTTTGCTGTGGTCAATAGTGCACTGCACTTTGCCACAGACTTTTGTACCAGCCGTGCTACTTCAGCTCTGTGGAAAAAAGATCAGCGGCATTGGTTTTTTGTAGTGATTGGCTTGGATCAGGCGATACACATGACTTGTTTGTTTGTGACCTATGAGGTGCTGGTATGAACGACAGAATTAGAGAACTTGCTGAACAGTCTTTTAATAATGCCAACGATGGAAGCATTACAAATATTAAAATCCCTAAAGAATTTATAGAAAAGTTCGCCGAGTTGATTGTGCGTGAATGCGCCGAAATTGCCGATGACAATTACATCCATCGTGGCAGTAGAGACTGTGGTTTAGCAATTAGAAACCATTTTGGAGTTGATGAATGAAGCCACTTTACAAATCAACCAAGGTAGTGTATGATGCACACTTCAGAGAGTATCAAGTGTATTATCGGAACTGGTTTTTCTGGAAATTTGATTCATGTTACAAATACGATGAGCGTGATGGTTATAGACCAGTACATTATTGCGACAAAGAGACAGCAGAGAACCGTGCCATCGATCGTGCCAAGGCCATGCTGGATACAGTAGAGGTGTGGAGACAGTCTAATTATTTCGGAGTTGAACAATGAACGAACGAATTAAAGAACTTGCTGAACAGGCAGATGCTTATGCCGATGCGATGGATATCGGTGGTAAAAATTACATTGGATTGCGAGACAAATACTTCGCCGAGTTGATTGTGAAAGAATGTATTGATCGTGTTCGATTGCAACCTCAAATGGATGAGGTGGAAGCTTGGGTATATCGTGATTTGGAACTCGATATCAAAAAACATTTTGGATTTGAAGAATGACTGAATTAAAAAAACAACACTATGATTTAATCATGGACTGCCTCGAGGAGTTTGATTTTGATAAAGTCAATAAGGTAATGCATTACCTTGGCTGGAAATACAGCGATTCGAACGATGTACCCACCGTTCAAGAACTCCGCAAGAACGCTAGAAAGTATCTACAGATGGTTGCCGAAGAAGCACTAAGTCAAAACAAAGAATACACGGTTGCAACCGGGGGATTTCGATACGAAGCGAAAGTATATGAGAACGAAAATAATTTCCTCTGGCTACGTATGTCGTTTTCAATAGAAGAATGGGATAATTGTTAATCCAACTCAAAAGATGTTGACTGTTCCCAAATAAATAAGTATAATACGAAGTGCTAGCGAAGAGATAATACTATAAGGAACACCATATGACGAACGAAGAGCTACTTGAGGAATACAAACGCAAATACAATGCACATGATACGTACTACACGTATTCGGATGACTTTACTGTATGGAAAAAAGGCCAGAATGAAGAGCACGAACTAATCAGATTACGTGAGATGATCACTAGTCGTGGTTTGACAGTTCCTACCGGTGTATTCCTTAGAGACTAACATGATTACATATATCGTGATGTTCATTGTTGCAATGTTCCATCTGACCTTAGATATGTGGATTCCAATGTCAGAACTACAATCAGGAATTGGCATCGTTGTTGGAAACATTTGGCTCGTTGGTGCAATGATTACATTGCAGTGCTACAATAGATAGGACTATATACTCCTGAAAAGGAGATATGGTCGTGATTACACTTGGTATTGATTTGTCTTTGTCGTCCCCTGCATTGTGCCTTCATAATGGTGAACAGTTTGAATTCAACCAATGTGAATTCTACTTTCTCACCTCTAATAAAAAGTTTCTCTACGTTCATCCGAAACTCCACGGTGAAACTTTCCCAGAACATTCCACCCAGTCAGAACGCTACAACAACATCGCTTTGTGGATTGTTGACATTTGCAAACAGTTTCAGGTACAATCAGTGTACCTTGAAGACTACTCTTTTGGATCAGTAGGCAGAGTGTTTGCAATTGCAGAAAACGGAGGCGTTGTAAAACACCAGCTGTGGAAGAACCACATCGAATACAAAACAATTCCTCCTACAGTGATAAAAAAGTTTGCAACCGGCAAAGGAAATGCAGACAAACAAAAGATTCAAGATTCATTCATTGAAGAAACAAAGTTTAATGTGAAACAAATTCTATCAATGACTGAGAAACAATGGAACCCCTCGTCGGATTTGATTGACGCTTTTTATATTTGTAAATATGGAGTAACTAATGGGAATCTTGCCATACCTGGTTGATTGCAACGAAAAAGAAATAGCTAAGTTTCGCCAATGGTTGATTGGTGTACTACAACTGAACGACCCGGTGTTAATTAAGTTTGAAAAGAAAGACGGAACAATCCGAGAGATGAAGTGCTCGCTGAACGAGAATGTTGTAGTTCCGTACGAAAAGAAAACTGACAAAGTAAAACAAAAGAATGACGAAACATTATCAGTATGGGATGTTGAAAAAAACGCATGGCGTTCTTTCCAACTACGATCAATCAAAGAAATAGGATTTGACCTTTAATATGGGTATCGTAACGAATGAGATTAATGCAAGGTCCAAAGGTGGCACTGAGCTATCTATTGGCGAACTTGGTTCTGTTCTTCCACAGGACCTCCTAGATAAGTTTCAAATTATTCCTTCAAGATTCCGTGGAGCTGATCCTGGCAAGAAAATGATCTACTGGGCACACGATCTTCCAGGAGACCCAGAGTGTGATCACCTAAAAGCAGCAGGATACAATCAATACGAAAAGCTGGTGTTTGTTTCTAACTGGCAAATGCAACGGTTTATTGATTACTACGGAATTCCTTGGCGAAAGTGTGTCGTTCTTCCTAACGCAATTTGGCCCGTTGAGTGTCCAGAAGAAAAGGACAACTCTGAAATCAGGTTGATCTACCACACGACACCTCATCGTGGGCTACAAATTCTTGTTCCTGTGTTTCAAGAACTTGTCAAACATTTTCCTGAAAAGAAGCTCAAGCTCGATGTGTTCTCTTCGTTTGCAATCTATGGTTGGCCAGAACGAGATGAACCATTCAAGCCATTGTTTGATCAATGCAGAGAACATCCAAACATCACCTACCATGGATGCGCAGAGCAAAGCGAAGTGAGAAAGACTCTTGCCAACGCCCACATCTTTGCATACCCTTCCATTTGGGCTGAGACTGGTTGCCGTTCATTGATGGAAGCAATGTCCGCTAAACTTATTTGTGTGCACTCTAATTATGGATGCTTAGCAGAAACTGCTGCTGGATGGACTTGGATGTATCAATACCACGAAAATGTAAGGGACCATGCTAACGTATTCTTCAATGCTCTATACAACGCAATCAAAGCAATGGAGAATGTTCCTGAGTCGGTAGAGTCAAGGTTGGCCAGTCAGCAATCTTATGCTAACGTGTTCTACAGCTGGCACCAACGTCAACACGAATGGCGTGGATTGTTAGAGTCGCTTGTATGATTCTTGCAAGAGCCCCATTACGGATTTCTTTTTTTGGAGGAGGGTCTGATATTCCTTCCTTTTACGAAAAGGGACTTGGTATTGTAGTGTCCATGGCCATCGACAAGTACATGCACGTTGCTGTCAACACACCCGAACACAACATATACAAAATTGTGTACTCCCAGATAGAAACAACTAACGATATTAATTTAATCAAACACAATATTGTAAGGGAGACATTGAAGTACCTAGGTAACCCTGGTAAGTTTGAGATGTCTGTGTTTGCAGACATTCCATCAAAAGGAACAGGATTAGGTTCATCAAGTTCTCTTTGTGTGGCTCTGATAAGAGGAATAGAAAAACAGCTACACAAACACTTTACAAAATATGAGGTGGCCGAGCTAGCATCTAGTATAGAGATTGACAAATGCAAAGAACCAATTGGTAAGCAAGATCAATATGCAGCTGCTTTTGGTGGGTTGAATCAGTATATATTTGAACCTGATGGAACAACGGTAATACCAATTAATGTATCATCCGACACAATCAGCAAATTGACCAATCACGGACTCCTATTTTATACAGGAATGCAAAGGAAAGCATCAGACATCCTTAAACATCAGTTTGATAATCCGGACGCTCGTCATTGGACAAGAGAAATGGTAAAGATGGCCAATGATTCTCTAATAATGTTAGAACAAGGAGATGTTGATTCCTTTATCAGATTGTTGGATAATGCATGGGAAGTTAAAAAAACGATTAATCCATATGTGTCCAACTCTGAGTTAGATGACGCATATACAGAGGCAAAAAAACTTGGTGTTGTTGGTGGTAAAGTATTAGGAGCAGGGGGTGGTGGGTATTTGTTACTGTATCCAAAATTAGATCACCCAAACCCATCAGCTATTGTTTGGGCAATGCGGCAACGTGGTTATCAATATTTTAGTTTTAACATGGATACAGAAGGGGCTAAGGTAGTTTACGATGACACAAAGTTTTAATGGTCTTAGTGATTATGCAAAAAAACTTGCAGAAGCAATGGAGACGCTTGACTACAAGCAGATAAAGTACTTTGCAGGATGCGTATCACTAACTACATTGTATAAGGGTAGTTTATTTGTATGTGGCAATGGTGGGTCGGCTGCTATAGCAAATCATTTTTCTTGTGATTACATGAAAGGTATTACAGAGAACACGAAAAAGAACATCATGCCGGTAAAAGCGATATCGCTTTCATCAAACATTCCGTTAATCACGGCAGTTGCTAACGATATTGGATACACCGATGTTTTTTCATATCAATACAAACAGCTATCTGATAACGGTCACGATAGGCTTGTTGTTGTTTCTTCAAGTGGCAATTCACCAAATATTGTTAAAGTTGTGAGCGAGGCTCTCAAACAAGAAAAGCAAGTGTTTGGTATTGTAGGATTTGATGGTGGCGAGGTAATGAAAATGATACCCGAGACAACCATACACATTAAGTCTGATAATTATGGAATCATTGAAGATTGTTCTCAAGCAATCATGCACATGGTAGCACAACAAATTATTATTTGGAACCACCAGGAGAGCTAAAATTATTATTGTAGACTTGAGCCAGATCACTATTTC